TGCGGGGCGGCTGAGGGCGGGATGTCGCTAGTTTTGCACGAAATTGACAGGGTTGACGCAGTTGACGGACACCGAGCTATCGGTTGACGGTGATGCTGACGCGGCCCTGTGGGTCTCGATCGCGGAAGCCGGTCGGCGGCAAGAGCCTCCGGTGAGCCGGGAGGCGGCGCGAAAGCGCGTCAAGCAGCTGACCGAGGGCGGGCGCCTCCGCACCAAGCCGGGCCCGCGCGGGTCGGTGCTGGTGAACCTGGTGGCGTATCTGCGGGCCGTGCGCGACGAGACGGACCCGGCGCAGGATTTGCGCAACGGTCGAACGCCGGCGCCGGAGATGCCGGACGACGACGAGGATGACGGCGACGCGCCAGGCGGCGCCGGCTATCTCAAGTCCAGGGCGCGACGTGAAGCGTTCAACGCCGAGAATGCCAGGCTCGATCTCGACGAGCGTCTTGACCGGCTGGCCGACAAGGATGATGTCGAGCACCGCACCATGCAGATTTTTCGCATGGTCCGCGACCGATTGCTCGGCATGCCATCGTCGCTCGCCGACCGCGTCGCCGCGCAGCCCGATGCGAGGGCGGTGCGGGCGCTACTGCAAACCGAAATTCGCCGGGTGCTAGACAGCCTCGCCAATGCGCTCGACCAGCTGGGCGACGAGGACAGCGACATAGCGCAGGACGCCGCGGCCGATGCCGACGAGTGAGCTGCAGCGCGCCAGCGAGGCGCGCATCGTCGGCAACGGCAAGGTGGTCTACCGGGGAGCTGCTGCCGGGCTGCGCCCAGACCCGCAGGAACGGGTGTCGGTGTGGGCAGAGACGTTTCGTGTGGTGCCCGAGATGGGCGCCATCCCCGGACCGTGGCGCAACGAGGTGGCGCCCGAACTGATCGAAATCATGGACGTGCTGTCGCCGGAGCATCCGTGCGAGCAGGTCGTGAACATGAAGCCATCGCAATCCGGCGGCTCGGCGGTTGCCGAGAACTGGATCGGCTACATCATGCACCGGACGCCGGGGCCGGCCATGTATGTCGGGCCGACGGTAAAGGGTTCGAAGGACTGGTATCAGGAAAAGCTGGGGCCGACGATTGCGGCGACCCCGGTGCTGTCGCCATCAAAGGGTGGCGTCGTCATGTCGCAAAAGTCGCGCTCCGGCGAGGGCACGACGTCGGAGCGGGTTCGCTTCCGCGGCGGTTTTCTCAATCTCGCTGGCGCCAATTCGGCAGCCACCCTGCGGCAGCACTCGATCCGTTTCATGGTGCGGGACGACCGCTCGGCCTGGACGGACAATGCCGACGGCGAGGGTGACCCCAAAGATCTGTCGGACGCCCGCCTCAAGACTTATCGCGTGTTCGGCCTGTCCAAAGTGCTCGACGTTTCGAGCCCGAAGTTCGAGGGCGAGGACATCGACGCCGACTATCAGCGCAGCGACATGCGCCGATACTACATGGCCTGCAAGAATTGTGGGGCCCTGACCGACTGGGATTTCGAGGATCTGCAGCACAACGAGGCGCCGCCCTACCGCGCGCATCTGGTCTGTCCGCTGTGCCAGACCAAGCATTTCGACACCGACAAGACCGAAATGAAATCGCCGGCGTCCGGCGCATGCTGGATTCCGACAGCGCCCGACGCGCAAGGCGAGGTGCCGCCCAAGACGATTGCCGCTCGCGATCGAGACCTATGGCGGTATCGTGACACGGGTCAGAGCGCGATCGTCGGGTTCCAGATGACCGGCGTGATGAACACTTTCGAGCGCTGGGACAACCTGCTCGCTCGCCAGGCGGCGGCCGGGGACGACCCGGTCAAGCTGCAGCCGTTCCAGAATTCCGACCTGGGTCGTGCCTATCGGCCCAAGACAGACGTCCCCGAATGGGAAACCCTGTCATCGCGGCGCGAGGGCGATTGGCAGCGCGGCCACGCCCCGGCCGGTGTGCTCTACATCACGCTCACCGCCGACGTGCAGGGCGATGGCATCTATTGGGCCTATCTGGGCTGGGGCCCCGGCAAGCAGTGTTGGCATCTCGATTATGGCTTTGTGCCCGGCTACACCGACGTGCCCGGCGAGGGGGCGTGGCCAGGCCTCGACGTCATTGCCGAGCGCGGCGTCCTGTTCGGATCGGTGCGCATTGCCCCGGACATGGTTGCCGTCGACAGCGGCTATAATTCTGACCCCGTCTATGCGTGGGTCAAACGGCGCCACAATGCGCTCGCCGTGAAGGGCGAGGACGGCTGGTCGAAACTGCCGATCTTCCGGTCGCAGTCACCTGAGATTGCACGGAAGGGCAAGGCGGTCGGAAAGGCTCGCAAGCACGGCCTGCGGGTCTGGCTGGTGGGCACCTGGGGCATCAAGGGCGCCCTGATGGTCTATCTCGGTCGTAGCGCCCAGGACGGCGCGTCGAGCCTGCCCACGGGCTACCAGCACTACCCGGCCAATGCCGAGCAGATCTATTTCGAACATCTGGTCAGCGAATACGTCGCGACGGTCGTCAAGAACGGCGAAAAGCGGCGCGAGTGGAAAGAGCGCGGGCCAAACCATTGGCTCGACTGCAACGTCTACGGCTGGGCGCTGACCCACTATGTCGGCCTTTGGTCATGGGATGAAAAGCGCTGGGAAACCAGGGCAAAGGAACTCGGCCACCTGCTGTCCGTGCCGCCGACTGATTTGTTTTTGTCCACGCCGGCGACCGCGCCGGTCGTGACCCCCGTGATTGCGGACAGCGAACCGCTACCGCCGGCTTTGACGCTCAACAACGGGGTTGCACCGTCGCGTGGGCGGAAAGTTCGGAAAAGAGGTCTCGACTCGTGACCCTGCATATCGTGATGCCGGCGCGCCTCGGCTCGTCGCGGCTCAAGGACAAGATGCTGCAGCCCATCGGGGCGCGGCCGCTCATTGCGCATTCTGCCATGCGGGTGTTCGAGGCCTTGAACGGCACTAAACTGGCGGCCGACTTCGTCATCGCCACCGACAGCCCGCGCATCGCCGAGGCCGTCGCCGGATCGGCAAGGGTGGTGATGACATCGGAACAATGCCGAACCGGCACCGACCGGGTGGCCGAAGCGGCCGAAATCCTCAACTGGCCCGACGACGGGCCGGTGGTGAACGTACAGGCCGACATGCCGTTTCTCGATCCGGCCGACCTGCTGGCCTTCCTGCGCGCCGTCGAAGCGCCGGGCGACTGGGACATGCTGACCGCCATCGCCGAGCACAACATGGTGCGCGAGCGCGGCGGCGATTTTGCCCGCACCAGCCAGCGCTGCCATGTCGGGCTTTACGCCTACCGGCGCCCGGCCCTCGCGCGCCTCGCTGCCCTGCCGACGTCGCGGCGGGAACGCGGCGAAAGCCTCGAGCAGTTGCGCGCGGTCGATGCCGGCATGCGCATCGGGTTCTGCTCGCTGCCGCGGCTGCCGTTTGAAATCAACACGCCGGGCGACCTCGCCGCGGCGCGCCAGGTGGCGGGGTGCCTTGCATGATCGAGGGCAAGATATGGGGTTCGACGGAAACGATCGAGGCCAACCCGTTCTGCTCGGTGCATCGGGCGCGGTTCGAGGCGGGCTTTTGCTGCTCGCGGCATCTGCACCAGAACAAGGTCAACGCCTTCCTGGTGATATCGGGCCGGTTGGTGGTGCGCGTCTACCAGCCGGGCGGGCTCGAGGATGTCACCGAGCTGGGGCCAGGTGGTTTCACTAAGGTCGAGCCCAATGTGCCGCACCGGTTCGAGGGCATCGAGTCCGGCGAACTCATCGAAATCTATTGGCCGGAACCTGTCGGGCTCGCCGACATCGTTCGCGACGATACCGGGGGGCGGCTCGCATGAAGATCATTGCGGGGCCGTGCCAGGTCGAGAGTTTCGAGCATTGTTTCATGATGGCCGGGCAGATCGCCGAGGTATCGGCGCAGCTCAGCATGCCGATCATCTTCAAGTCGTCGTTCGACAAGGCCAACCGCAGCAGCGGCGAGGCGGCGCGCGGCGCCGGCGCCGAGGTGGCGCTGCGGGCGTTCCGGGCGATCAAGGCCGAGTTCGCGATGGATTGCCTCACCGACGTGCACGAGCCCTGGCAATGCGATCGGCTTTACGATGTCGACGTGCTGCAGATCCCGGCGCTGCTCAGTCGCCAGACCGACCTGGTCGAAGCCGCCGGCCGCTCGGGCAAGCGGATGAATATCAAAAAGGGCCAGTTCATGGCCCCCTGGCACGCCAGGCACGCGGTACGCAAGGCGAGGGACGCCGGCGCGGCGGAAGTGTGGATCACCGAACGCGGCACCAGTTTCGGCCATGAGGACCTGGTCGTCGACATGCGCGGCTTTGCCGACCTCGAGCGGAGCGGCGCCGACGCGGTGATCTTCGACGCCACGCACAGCGTGCAGCGGCCTGGCAGCCTCGACGGCGCCACGGGCGGCGACCGCAAGATGATGCCGCGGCTGGCGCGGGCGGCGATTGCGGCCGGCGCCGACGGCATTTTCGTCGAGACGCACCAGGACCCCGACAACGCGCCCAGCGACGGGCCGGTGATGTGGCCGGTGCAGAGCCTCTATGATTTCCTCGCGCCGCTGCGCGACCTGCACGCCTTTATCCGGGATCTCTGAGACGCAACCCATGCGCGTTGCCTGCGGGTTCCCAGTGGGGCCGCATTATCGCCCCGCCATGTTCCTCGGGGGCCTGGCGCGGCTCGGCTACCGGCAGGCGCCGGTGCCGCCGAGCATCGAGCCGGCCGACCTGCTGCTGATATGGAACCGGGCCGGACGCTGGGGCGACCTCGCGGCGCGCTATGAACGGGCAGGGGCCCGGGTCATCGTGGCGGAAAACGGCTATACCGGCGGCGACCTGTACGCCCTCGCGCTCGGCCATCACAATGGCGCCGGCGAGTGGCCGGTGGGCGACGCGGACAGGATTGCCCTCCAGGCCCTCGAAATTCGCCCGTGGCGGGCAAATGGCGGCGCGGTGGTGCTGTTGCCCCAGCGGGGCATCGGCGAGCGCGGTGTGGCGATGCCGCGTGGCTGGGTCGAGGATGTGACGAGACGGCTGCGGGCGCATACCGATCGGCCGATCCGGATGCGGCCGCATCCCGGCAAGGGCCGCGAGCATCCGGCCGCCGCGCTGGCGGGGGCCTGGGCGGCGGTGACCTGGGGATCTGGCGCCGGCATCAAATCGATCCTTTTCGGAGTTCCGGTGTTTCATGAGCTGCCGCAATGGATAGGCGCCCCGGCGGCGCGCTTCGGCATCGACGCGATCGAGACGCCGTTCACCGGCGACCGGTTGCCGATGCTGCGGCGACTGAGCTGGGCGCAGTGGACGCCGGCGGAAATCGAGGACGGGCAGGCGTTCGCGGCTCTGTTGGGCGGTCAGCGCTGAATAAGCGCGCTGACTCGCCGGGCGACCTGAAAGTCGCCGTCTACCAGGTGCCCGGCAAGGGCCGCTCGACCATGGTGGCCAAGGCCATGGCGGTGGGGCTGGCGCGGCTCGGCGAGACGGCACAGGTGTTCGACGCGGCGCGGCAGCGCGGGGTCATCGCCGAGGTGGCGGTGTTCTATGGCTTCGACCCGGATCTGCGGGCGCTCTATGCCGCCTATCTGGCGGCCGGGTGCAAGGTGGTGACGGTCGACCTCGGCTATTGGGCCCGCAAGCAGGGCGGGGCGCGGGCCGGTTATCACAAGGTGTCGGTGAATGCTCGGCACCCAACGGCCTATTTTCAGAGACGCGCCCACGATGCGGGGCGTTTTGCGGCGCTCGGCGTGCCGATCGCGCCCTGGCGCAACGGCTCGCCCCTAGCCGGCCACGTCATCGTCGCCGGCATGAGCGCCAAAAGCGCTGGCGTCGAAGGCTTCCGGCCCGAACAATGGGAACGCGCCACCGTCGCGCGGCTCGCCGAACTGACCGACCGTCCGATCGTCTACCGGCCCAAGCCGAGCTGGAAAGAGGCCCGGCCGATTCCGGGCACCACGTTCCGGCCCGGCCTCGACGACCTGCCGGCGCTGCTCGCCGACTGCCACGCGGTGGTGACGCACCACAGCAATGTCGGCGTCGACGCGCTGCTGGCCGGCGTGCCGGTGCACGCGGCCGAGGGCGTGGCCACCCGGCTCGGCCTGCCGGCGCTGACCGACATCGAGGACGCCCGGCGCTTTGCCGGCGACCGCCACCGTTTCGCGGCCGACCTCGCCTGGTGCCAGTGGACGCCCGAGGAAATGGCCGCCGGCGACTGCTGGCGGCACCTGAAAGACGAGGGGCTGGTGTGAGGGTTCTGGCGTTCTATTCCGGCAAGGAACTCGACCAGCACCTGGCCGAGGCCTTCGTGGCCGGGGCGGCGGTGCATGGCCACGAGGCGACTGCGCTGCCGGGCGAGCATCCCGAGAATCCCGATGCCGAGGTGGTGATGCTGTTCGGGGTCAAGGCGCGGTTGCGCTTTGACGACTATAGGGGCCGCGGCGTGCAGACGGTGATGGTCGACAAGGGCTATTACCGCGGCACCGTCGAGAGCTATGGCCGCAAGGCCTGCAAATATTGGCGGCTCGCGGTCAATGCGCACCATCCGACCGGCTATCTGCCGGCGATGGCGATGCCCGGCGACCGGCTGGCGGCCTTGCCGATCGAGCGCAAGGCGTGGCGGGCGGACGGCGAGCACATCCTGCTCGCCGGGTCGAGCGCGAAATACCACGGCTTCAACGGCCTCGCCGAGCCGACCGGCTATGCGCAGGGGGTGGTGCGACGGTTGCGCAAGCTCTGCGACCGGCCGGTGGTCTACCGGCCCAAGCCGAGCTGGAAAGAGGCCCAGCCCATCCGCGGCACGCGGTTTTCGCGGCAACCGGAAAGCATCAATGCGGCACTCGCTGGCGCCTGGGCAATGGTGACCAATGGCAGCAATGCCTGTTTCGAGGCCGTGCTGGCCGGCGTGCCGGTGATCGTCCTCGGCGATGCCGTGGCCCGGCCGCTGTCGTCGACCCGTCTCGGCGACATCGAGGCCCCCCGGCTCGCCGGCGATGCCGAGGTCGAGCGCTGGCTGGGCAACATCGCCTATTGCCAATGGACGATCGAGGAAATGGCGGCCGGCGCCGCCTGGAACCATGTCAAGGATCACCTGCTATGAGCCGCAGCCTCACTGATGCCATAGCTGACAGCGCCCGGCATCATCAGACGTCGAAAACCTTTTCGGGGTCGCTGGCCTTTCATCATGCCGCGGCGATCAAGACGCTGGTCAAGCGCATCGGGGCGACCTCGGTGCTCGACTATGGCGCGGGCAAGGGCGAGCAGTACCAGGGCGAGGGCTCGCTCGATGCGTTCTGGGGCGTGCCGGTGACGAAATACGACCCGGCCTGGCCACCATTTGCGGCACAGCCGAAGGGGCGGTTCGACCTCGTCATCTGCACGCATACGCTGTGCTGGATCCCGGTGGCAGACCTGCACGACATGTTCAACGCCTTCGCGGTCTACGCCCGCCACGCTGTCTATATCGGCGAAATGGTCGGCGCCGTGCCGAAGAAAGCGGGCATTGTCCGCAACCCCGAGGACTTCCCGTTCGGCTGGTCGAGGGCGCGATGGCAGCAGGCCATTCGCGCGTCTGGCCTGCAACAGATCGTCGATGTCACGCTGTCGACATTCGACGCCGCCGACGACGCCCACAAACTGACGACGCGCAAGGTGCCGGCTTGACCTATCACGCGGTGACGACCTGCAACGCCGCCGGCTGGGAATCGACCGGACGGCGCATGGCCGAGAGCTTTGTCGCCAACTGGCGCGGCATCGACCTCACCGTCTATGCCGAGGACTTCGACGTCGACGTGCCGGGCGTGCGCATGGTGCGGTTGCCGGCCTGGCTCGATGCCTTCAAGGCGCATCATGCGCACCGCCCCGACGCGCGTGGCATGGCCAGCGGCACCTATAACTATCGCCGCGATTGCGTGCGGTTCGCGCACAAGGTCGCCGCCTATACCGACGCGATCGGCGACGGCACCATGGTCTGGCTCGACGCCGACACGTTCACGTTCGACCAGGTCGATGCGGACTGGCTCGACTCGCTGTGGGGCGACGAGTCGGCCTATCTCGCCTGGCTGGCGCGGGCCGGCACCTATCCCGAGTGCGGGTTCGTCATGTTTCGCCGTGAGCATCCGTCGCATGTCGAGGTGATGCATCGGTTGCTGAGCCTTTACACCCGCAGCACGGTGCTGGCGCTGCCCGAGACCCATGACAGCTACGTGCTGCAGCACGTTGTGGAAACGGCCGGCGTGCCCGTCTCTGACCTCAGCGGCCCGAAAAGCCGCCGCGGGCATCCCTGGCTCGGCAGCCGGCTCGCCGAGAAAATGGACCATCTCAAGGGCGCCCGCAAAGCCGTGGGGCGCACGCCGAAACATGAGCGCCAGGTGCGCGATGGCGTGGAGTATTGGCGTTGAAAAACGTGAGCGGCGTCTGGCTGCCCGACAGCGACGAGCATTTTTCCGGCCATCTCGAGCGTGAGCGGGTGGCCACCGGCGTCGCCGGCTACCAGACCCGCAAATGGCTCGGCGCCCTCGAATTCTGCACCCGCCGCGGCCATGCCCTCGATATCGGGGCGCATGTGGGGCTCTGGACCCGGCCGATGGCGCAGGTGTTCGGCAAGGTCACGGCGTTCGAGCCGATGCCCGAACTCGCCGCATGCTGGCTCGCCAATACCGCGACGCTGCGCAATGTCGAATTGCGCCAGGTGGCGCTCGGTGCGGTGGACGGCACGATCGGGCTCGTCAACGCGATCGAGAACAGCGGCAACGCCCATGTCGCCAGCGGCGACCAGGTAGCCGATTTCATGGTTTCGGTGACCCCGCTCGACGAGCAGCCGCTCGACCCGGTGGATTTCATCAAGATCGACGTCGAGGGGTTCGAGCACGCGGTGGTGCGGGGCGGCGAGCGGACGATCCGCGATAACCGCCCGGTGATGGTGGTCGAGCAGAAACCCGGCAACGGGCGTCGCTACGGGCTCAGCGACACCGCCGCCATCGACCTTTTGACCGGGTGGGGCGCCCGCATCGCCTGGGTGCGCGCCGGCGATTACTGCCTCATCTGGGACGAAGGGAAATAGACATGAGCCGTTCGGTCTATATCGGCTTTGACCCGCGCGAGGCGGCGGCGTTTGCCGTTGCCCGCCATTCGATCGAGGTTCACCTCAACACCACGCGACCCGACGATCACATGCCGATCATGGGCATCGACCTCGCCCACCTGCGCAGCGCCGGGATCTACCGGCGGCCGACCGAGATCCGCGACGGTCGGCTCTGGGACGTGATTTCCGGCGCGCCGATGGCCACCGAGTTCGCGGTGAGCCGCTTCCTCGTCAAGGCACTTAACCGCAACGGCTGGGCGTTGTTCATGGATTGCGACATGCTGGTGCGGGCCGACATCAACGAACTGTTCGACCTCTGCGACCCCGGCATGGCGGTGATGTGCGTCAAGCACGAGCACCGGCCCGCCGAGGGCACCAAGATGGACGGCCAGGTGCAGACCACCTATGCGCGCAAAAACTGGTCGAGCGTGTTCGCGATCAACTGCGACCACCCTGCAAATGCGGCGCTGACGGTCGATCTGGTCAACAGCGTGCCCGGCCGCGACCTGCACCGGTTCTGCTGGCTCGAGGATGAATATATCGGGGCGCTGCCGGTCGCGTGGAACTGGCTGGCGGGGCATTCCGACCCGGGCATCGACCCCAAGATCGTGCACCACACCGAGGGCTCGCCCTGCCTGCCGGGCTATGAAAACACACCGTTCGCCGACGAGTGGCGTGCGGCGCTGCGCGACTGGGCCAGGGGGGGCTGACGATGGCGAGCACGGCAACACTGAGCGCGCGCCTCGAGGCGCTGAAAGAGGCCTATCACTCGGGCCTGCTGACAGTCACCCATAACGGCAAGACCGCGACCTATCGCAGCCGCGCTGAAATGCTCGGCATCATCAACGACCTCGAGGGCGAGATCGCCGGCGCCAGCAGCACGCGGCGCACGCGCCTTGCCTACCAGCGTTCGAAGGGGCTCTAGCACATGGCCGACGACAAGCCGCGCTATCGCGTCCCAGCGCGAACCTCGACCGTCGATGGTGGCCTCGTCGCGCCCAGCCGGCGCTCTGCCTTCGACGCCGGCAAATCCGAACGCCGGCTCAAGGGCGTGCCCACGGCGACGGCGGCGATCAACAGCCAGATTCGCCGTTATGGGCGCACGGTGCTGGCGCGGTCGCGCTACCTGGCGGCCAACAATCCCTATGCGGCGGCAGCGAAGGCGACCTACGTCTCGGCCCTGGTGGGCAGCGGCATCAAGCCGAGCTGGCTGGTCAAGGATGCGGCGCTCAAGGCCAAGTTGCAGGAACTCTGGCTCGACTGGACCGACGAGACCGACGCCGACGGCCTGACCGACTTCTATGGCCAGCAGGGCATCATCGGTGGCGAAATGTTCGAGGCCGGCGAATGCTTCGTGCGGTTTCGGCCGCGCCGCGCCGATGACGGCTTTGCGGTGCCGCTGCAACTCCAGATCCTGCCGGCCGAAATGCTGCCGATCAACGACAACCGGACGCTGACCGGCGGCAACGAAATCGAATGCGGCATCGAGTTCGACAAGATCGGCCGCCGCGTCGCCTACTGGTTCCTGCGCAACCATCCGGGCAGCGATATCCGGCGTGGCAATGCCGGCGCCAGCGACAGAGTGCGCGTGCCGGCCAGCGAGGTGCTGCATCTCTACAAGCCGTTTTCGGCCGGGCAGGTGCGCGGCATTCCGCACACGCTGTCGGCCATCGCCAAGCTGGCCATGCTCGACCAGTATGACGACGCCGAACTCGAGCGCAAAAAGATCGCCGCGCTGTTCGCCGCCTTCATCACCCGACCGCGCCCCGAGGACGATAACGGCGGACCGCTCGGCGGGCAGAAAGCCGATGCGACGACCGATGGTGTCGACAATGGCGTGGCGCTCGAACCGGGTTCGATCTCCGAACTGGCCGAGGGCGAAAGCATCGAGTTCGCCGAACCGGCGGATGTCGGCAACAATTACGAACAGTTCCAGTATCGGACGCTGCTGTCGTGCGCGGCCGGTTTCGGCGTGCCCTATGCGGCCATGACGGGCGACCTGCGCTCGACCAGCTATGGCTCGATGCGTGGCGGGCTGATCGAGTTCCGGCGCCGCATCGAGGGCGACCAGCACCATGTGATGGTGTTCCAGTTCTGCCGTCCGGTGAAAGACCGGTTCCTGCGCGTGGCCGCACTCGAGGGCGACCTCGACGTCGGCGGGCCCAGCGCCTTTCTCGGCCGCGAGCGCGAACTGCGCCGGGTCAAGTGGATCCCGCCGCACTGGGACTGGATCGACCCATGGAAGGACATGCAGGCGGAAAAGCTCGCCGTTCGCGCGGGGTTCAAGTCGCGCGGTGATGTCATCGAACAGTCGGGCTATGACCCCGAAGAAACCGACGCCCGCATCGCAGCCGACAAGAAACGTGCCGACCGCTACGACCTGGTATTCGACAGCGATGCTGCCTTTACCAGCAACGCCGGCGTTACCAACGCACGCCCCGATGGCACGGCTTTCGTGCCCGAGGACGAAGTCGACGACGACGAGGACGACGACGCGAACCCGAAGCCGCCCAAGCCCGAAGAGGACCCCGAAAATGCCGCATGAGATTTCCCGGCTGCTGCGGGCCTTCGGGGCGCAGGCCTGGCTGATCGAGCCGCGCAAGGCGGCCGAGATCGTCGCTATGCTGGAATACCGCCACGCGCACGGCGTGCGCCCCACGGCCTTTCGCGACGACGGTCCGGCGCCGCGGCCGGAAGTGTCGAGCAGCACCGGCCGGGTGCGCGTGGTGCGCCTCTATGGCGTGATCATGCCCCGGGCCGAGGCGGTCGAGGACATTTCGCAGGCATCGGCGCTGATGACCGATTTCATGGCGGCGTTCAAAAGCGCCGCCAATGACCCCGGGGTGTCGGCGATCGTGCTCGATATCGACAGCCCTGGCGGTCGCGTCGACCTGGTGCAGGAAGCCGGCGACATGGTGTTCCGGGCCCGCAAGGCGGGTCGGCCGATCGTAGCGGTGGCGAACACCTGCATGTGCTCGGCCGCCTACTGGATCGGCGCCCAGGCCGACCAGCTGGTGGCGACGCCGTCGGGCGAGGTCGGCTCGATCGGCGTCTACACGGTGCACCAGGATATTTCCGAATATCTCGCTGCTCAGGGCGTGGCGATGACCTATGTTTTCGAAGGGCCGCGCAAGGTCGAGGGCAACCCGTTCGAGCCCCTGGGGCCGGAAGCGCGGGCCTATCTGCAGGATAGCGTGCGGGCGACTTACGACATGTTCGTCGAGGCCGTGGCGCGCGGTCGCAAGGTCAAGGACAGCATGGTGCGTGCCGACCCGGAGAGCGCCAAGGCGCATTTCGGTGGCGGCCGGTCCTACGGCGCAAAGACGGCGCTCGAGCTGGGCATGGTCGACCGCATCGAAAGCCTCGACCAGGTCATCGCCCGGCTGCAGCAGCCGGTCGGCGTCAGTGGCGCGGGCCGCTCGGCCCGGGTGTTCGGCTAGCCGCCACCTCCACACATTCGAGAATACGCCGCCCCCGGCCGCCGGACGGGGGTGATGGCGTTGTTTCAACCGGCGAAAGGAGACCCACCCATGGCTAAAACTCTCGCCGAACTTCGGCAGGCCCGGGCCACGCTGATGCTCGAGGGCAATACCCTCAGCGCGCTCGAAACGCTGACCGCCGACCAGGAGGCACGGCTCGGCGCCGTCAAGACGGAATTGGAGGGCATCGAGGCCGAGCGCTGCACGGTCGAGGATGCGATGTCGACGGCCGAGCAGGTTGCCCAGGCCGTGGCTGCCGGCGTCACCGGCGCCAACAAGCGCGCTGCCGACATCACCGCGGCCTGCGACCTCGCCGGCAAGCCGAACCGCGCGCACGCCTACATCACCTCGGGCAAGACCGCCGAGGCGGTGGTGACCGAACTCAAGGCCGAGGCCGCCGAGCCCAGCGACGACGTCAACGCCCGCAGCGGCAAGAGCGCCGGCAAGCCCGACACCAAGGCGGCCTGGGACAAGGTCGTCGGCAAGGTCAACGCCCGCATCCCCGGCTAATTGCCACCACGCAAATCGGCCGGCCGGTACGACCGGCGGCCATAGCAGAGAAAGAACCTGCACATGACCACCTTTACCGAAGGCGCCCACGCGGGCGAGTTCATCCTGTCCGAGGCCAATGGCCAGCGCAGCCGCGAAAACGGCACGCTGCTGTCGGGTCTCAGCCTCGCCGCCGGCACGCCGCTGATGCTCAACGGCGATGACAAGCTCGTCGAGTTCGACGCCAACGACACCGCCACCGACGGGTCGCTGCAGGTCGAGACCTGCGGCGTGCTGATCGCCCCGAGCGACGCCACCGACGGCGACCTGGCCGTCGCCTACCTCGCCCGCGACGCCGAAGTGAATGGCAACCTCATCAACTACCAGGAGGAAACCACCACGGGCGGCGAAGAGGCTCACACCATCGCCAGCCTGGCGCTGCTCGGCATCATCGTCCGCTAACCGGCGTCCCTCCCCACACATCGCGGCCCGGTCGGCGACGCCGGCGGCCCAACCAGAAAGCCACACCCATGCTCGACATTTTCAAGGACGATGCGTTCGGCGTCGTCGAACTCACCGACGCCATCAACAAGATCAAGTTCGTGCCGGGCCGCATCGGCCAGATGGGCCTGTTCCAGGAAAGCTCGGTGCGCACCCTCACCATCGCGATCGAGGAAAAGAACGGCGTGCTGACCCTCGTGGCGCCGACGCCGCGCGGCGGCCCCGGCACCACGATCGGCAAGCCCAAGCGCTCGCTGCGCAGCCTCGCCGTGCCGCATTTCGAGATCAACGACGCCATCATGGCCGACGAGGTGCAGGGCGTGCGCGCCTGGGGCTCTGAAACCGAGGTCGAAATGGTGATGGCCAAGGTGGCGGAACGCTCGGCCATCCACAGCCAGTCGATGGCGGCGACGCAGGAATTCTCCCGCATCGGCGCGGTCAAGGGCATCGTCACCTATTCCGACAACACCACGCTGAATCTCTTCACCGAGTTCGGCGTGAGCCAGATGGCGGAAGTCGATTTCGACCTCGACAATGCCAACCCGGACTCCGGCGCGCTGCGCAAGAAGTGCGGCACGGTGATCCGCTCGATCGCCACCGAACTCGACGGCATGCCGATGTCGGGCGTCGGCTCGCTCTGCGGCGATGCATTCTATGACGACCTTATCGCCCACCCCGAAGTGCGCGACACCTATCTCGCCACCCAGGCGGCTGCCGAGCTGCGCGAGGGCTATGTTTATTCCTCGTTCAACTTCGGCGGCATCACCTGGGAAAACTACCGCGGCTATGTCGGCGGCACCGGGTTCATCGACACCGACAAGTGCCACCTTTACCCGGTCGGCGTCCCCGGTCTGTTCCGCACCGTCTATGCGCCGGCCGACTATAACGAAACGGTCAACACCCTCGGCCAGCGGCTCTATGAAAAGCAGTACGACATGCCGAACGGCAAGGGCGTGCATCTCGATGTGCAGATGAACGCCCTCGAATACTGCACCCGTCCGCGCACCCTGGTGAAGGGCAAGCGCACCTGATGACCGGCGGCAGTCTCGCGTAGAGGCTCGCTGCCCGCCATATCCCCGAGGCCTGTCCACACCTCTGGGTTGCAAGCGGGGGAGGGGCGGCACGCTGCCCCTCCCCATTCCCGTCAACGGAGACGCACCCCGATGCGCACCCTGCCTGGCCTCGCCGGCCGTGTCTTGAACCGCACCGCCGCGGCGCTGCCGCCGCTGCCCACCGAACGCACCGCGCTGATGGCCCTGGCGCGCAGCCTCGGCCTCGGGCCGTCGGCGCGCTGGTCCAATGAGCGCCTGCAAACCGAGATCCGCGCCAAGCGCGGCGGGTGACGGCTGAGAAGGCCTGGCGGGTCCCGAGGGACTGGCCGGGAGAGACGGCGTTCATCCTGGCCGGCGGCCCCTCGGTGGCCGGGCTGGATCTGGCGCAGCTCGGCGGGCGCCGGGTGATCGCCATCAATTCGAGCGTGTTCGCCTGGCCGGCGGCGGATGTGCTGATCTTCGGCGACACAAGATGGTGGCGCCAGCACGAGGCCGGGCTGGCAAACTTTGCCGGTCGCATCGTGACCACGGCGCTCGGAGCCAGGTCGCCCCGACTGTCGAAACTGAGGAAACTGGCGCCCAAGCCCGGCGCGGCGCTGAGCCGCGACGCCGGGGCGCTCTGCATGCAGTTCACCACGCTGCACGCTGCCATCGACCTCGCGGCGCAGCTGGGGGCGGTCCGCATCGTATTGCTGGGCGCCGACATGCAGCGCGCGGCCGACGGGCGCAGCCATCACCACCCGCCACATCAATGGGCGGTCAAGCCGGGCTGCTGGGATGAGCAGATGGCGCAACTGCAATGGACTGCGGCCGAACTCGTCGAGCGCGGCATCGCGGTCATCAACTGCTCGCCGCAAAGCCGCATCGGCTGGTGGCGGAAAGAAACCCTAAACGAGGTGCTGCGATGGGGCTGGTAGACTTCGACCGGCTGCTCAACGCCGCGACGCAAACGGTTTTCGGCGAGACGGCCGTGCTGACGCCGATCGGCGTGACCACCGGGCCGCTGACGCTGTCGGCGATCTTCGACAACCGGCCGATGGCAGATCCCGGCAATATCGACGTCGGCACCATCCGGCCGGTGGCGGCGGTGCGCATGTCCGAGATCGTCGCCGGCGGGCTCTCGCTTGCCGACCTGGCGCAGGCCGGACTGGTGCTTAACGGCCGCAGCTGGCGCGTCGAGAGCGCCGCGCCCGACCCGACGCCGCGCGGCGAGGGGCAGGGCGAGGTGATGCTGATCCTGATCGAGGTGGACTGATGCGCGATGTCCGCGAGGAAATCCTGGTGCGGCTGCTGGCAATCGCGGGCGCGGTGCCGGGTGTCGTCACCGCGGCCCGCAACCGCAACAACATTGCCGAGAACGAACGCCCGGCCATCCTCATCCTCGACGCCGATGAAGCGGCCGAGCCAAACGACCCTGTCAACCGTCCGGCCAATGCCCCCCGCCGCATCGGCATGACGCCCGAAATCTACATCCTGCTGGGCGCCAAGCCCGACAATGTCGGGGCCTCTATCAACGGGCTGCGGCAGCGGTTCCTCGGCGCCGTCATGCATGACGCGGAACTGGGCCAGATCATCGGGACCAACGGCCGCATCCGCTACGAAGGCTGCGCCACCGGCCTGACCCTCGGCCGCAAGATCGAGGCCGAAATGGGGGTGAGCATGACATTTTCGTATTTCCTCATCCCGAGCGATCTCACCGCCTAAAACGCATCCTCCCACCACCCCGCAACGGCCCCCGCATGGGGGCTTTTTTTATGGAGCCCCCAGATGGCTGACTCTCCCTCGACGACCAACTATTTCCAGGGCACTGGCTATATGAAGTTCACGCCGACCGGCGGCGTCGAACGCGATCTCGGCAACATCGTCGAGTGCGAAATCACCCCGACGAGTTCCAAGCTCGAGCACAAGTCGACCCGCCAGGGCTCGAAGAAAACCGATTTCACCCAGTACACTGAGCAGGCGTTCACGCTGCGCATCGTGCTCGACGAAATCACCGCCGAGAACCTGTCGATGGCCATGCTTGGCGACGTCGACACGGTGACCGACGGCACCAAGACGGTGCGCCTGGGTTCGGTGTCGACCGTCACCGGCTCGCTGACCTTCACCGGCACCAACGATGTCGGCAACCAGGTCGACGGCTATTTCCCCTCGGTGTCGTT